AGCCGCCCATACCCCTCGACACCCTGTGCTGTATCGTCCACGCCCCACCACAAGGCCACAACAACGCCCACGACGACCCCGCAGCAACACAACCACCATCACGATCATAAACACGCTGGCGAACCTTCTCCACCTGCGCCTTAGAACGTTTGCCAACACTCATGTTTTCAACTCATTCCGGCGCGTCAACTCCGCCGTAATCGCATCCACCTGTGCTTGCCAACCCTCACGCTCTTCCGCCGTCGAATACCTAACCGACACAACACCGCGCAACAACGTCGAACGCATAGCCGTCAACTCATGCACACCCATCCGCTCAAACATCATCAAACCCCTCATCAGTCTCAAAAATGCGAATCACAGACCGCGCCCGATTCTTCGTCACATACACACGCCGCGCCAACACCACGTTCACATGAACATCGTCCTCGTAAGCAATGCCGTTGAGACTGTCCAAAATTAGTTTCACCAGGTTGTCAACATCCTTCCGAGCACGAGTGCCCTGAAAAAACGCTAATTCGACCCCTACAGCCCCAGAAAAACCCTCACACCCAGTAGCCTCAAAAGCCTCCCTAACGCGCTTCTCAGCCTCAACAGTGGCCTTAGGAGTGTATGTGTGGCCTGTTTTCGTCATGCGCGGACGCGCTTTCACCATCGGTTCGCCTTCAACGGTAAACAACACCGCCTTCACCGGCCCTTGCCGGATCATAGGCTCATAATTCCAGCCCGTAAACTCGTAGGTCATCCGGCAATCCACCAGGCAAGCATTACGCCGCCCCAAATCAGTGCGCCGATAAACGCCAACTCGAGCGCAAAGCCAATGAATTTTCCTGCCAGTTTCCAATTAGTCATGGTTTCCTTTTTCCCATCATTAGTCGGTGTCTCTCAGTAGGGGACAAGCCGCCCCAAATGCCATCTTTAAACTTGTTCTCTAGCGAGTATACGAGGCAAGATTCGGAAACCCTGCAACCACCGCAGATTTTTTTTGCTTGTGCCACGCGCCACAAACTGTCGAGCTCTGGAAAGAATAATTCTGGATCTACCTCGACACACGCGGCCTCATCCATCCAGTAAGTGCTCACGCGCCCTCGGCCATCACCGACTTCAACACCGCCATATGGGCCATAAGCGACGAATCAAGTTGCTTCATCTTTAACTTCACACGCCCATGCGCCGCCCTTGCAATCGCCGCTTTATCGCGCAACTCCTGCGTGACGAGTCTGGCCTGTGACTTGCGTTCCTCCACGTTGCCTTCCGAATTTAGGAACGCCTGGTCATACGCGGCCTCATAATCGCCCTCAGCACGTTCAGCCAACAACTCGGCCTCCTCGTGGGCAATGGGGCCTCGAGCTTGTTCGCGGGTTAGTCCGAGGATAATCGTGCGGATCTCATCCGGTGTCACTTGTTTTCTCCCCGCCGACGCTTTGGCCTCGGTATCTCGCCACGATTTATTTTTAGGTTATGCGCTTTTTTGTCTGTAAACCACACCTGTTCACTAAACGCAGTAACAATTTCCCAAGTTTGACCACAGTCACAAAGCCACTGAGTTCCATCACCCCATTCTGGTTTTAGATTGGGCTGTACGCACTGATGAATCTCTTTAATGATGCGCCCGCGAGTCATTCAGGTTCTCCCAACAGTCGCTCTAAGTTGGCTTTTCTTTCGGCACGCTCACGCTCTTGTTGTTCCTTTAAGCGCAACGCCTTTACCACCAAGCCCTGAGTGCCTTTGTTGAACTCGTTGTTTTCACGTTCCTCGCGCGAAAGTTTGCGCTTTAACGATCCCTGCATCCAACGCCGGTTTCTACTCGCCGCCCGAGTCAATCGAACTCACCCTTGATCACACGAATCACGTTCGCCATCAACCGCTTATCATCACCAAACACAAGCGTCCGCCCATGCTCCTGCAACAACGCCACGATCCGTTCACGCTCCGCATCCGCAGCCTCCACCATCGAACGCTTCAACGTCCCATAAGTCGTCGTAAACTCATCGTCATCTTTCCACTCAGTCATGCTGTTCCTCCCACTCATCACTAATCCACTGCCCAGTCTGACACTTCGCACAAAAATCGGTTTGCACACTCCACATTTGCCGACAACTCGAACACTGCGAAAACATAAACAACGGCCTAGACATTGCTTAGCACCTTCTTTCGGTTATCCACCAACTGCTTCACTTGCTCGTGAAAACCACCAGCCACAGCCTCATCCCAGCGCGCCTTCAACTCATCCATCGTCATCGCACCAGTAATCAACTCCCGAAACCCGTCAGGCATATCCACCGGCTTACCAGGCGCAACCGCCCGAGCAACCTTCGCCATCTCCTCACGGCTCGGGCCTTTACTGCCGCCCAACGCCCAACGCAACGCACGCCCAAGAGCTGACGTGCAAGCGTTCTCAAGAGCCGACGTTTTGTTAGCCATGCCAACACCATCCACCTCAAACGCCCACTCAACGGCCTTCGGCAAATCAAGTGCCTGATCCTCAGCGTTCAAAAAGACTTGCGCCTCAACAACCCACATCCCCTGCGCCCGGTCATTCGGTGTCGTGTGATTATGAATCACACAACGCAAATCCGGGTACTGCTCGAGCGCGCGAGCGTGACGATCCTCAACCGTCTCATAATTGTTCAAATCAAAATTAGCCATTGCCTTTTCCCTTCATCATTCTGTTTACACGCCGCCCCTGTTTACGCGCCGCGTTCCTACGTTGCTTCCTTGTCGCCGCCTTAACCCTATGCGTCGGCCAAATCACCATCCTGCAACCCTTCCCTCTCTTGTGACTTAAATACGCTGACTTGCTGAACCTGCTCCGCCACGGCCACAAGTTTTTTTATGAGCTCGTCATCGCGCAAAATTTCCTGCGTGTGAATCTCGAAGCCCGGCGCGAATCCACCAGGTGAATCCATTCGCAATTCCCACGCAAAAATGGCGCGTGTGGCATCAGTGCACCAAAGTTGCCACTGAATCTGCCTCATGTAATGCGCGGGAATCTTGTCTAACGGCTTGCCACTCGTCTTGTACTCGCCAATCGTCTGGTGGTCGTCATGCCAACACAACCCGTCAGGTGTGGCCATCATCCACCGATCAGGAGACATCTTGCCACCCGCGGAAATCAGCCAGTCGTTCGGAAGCAATCCATGCCGTTCTTTGACGAATTCGGCAATGTAGGGTTCACGCTCATTGCCCCAATCCATGTAGGCGTTCGGCGTTACATCGCGCGGCTCGTCCAACTCCGCCAGTACTTCCTTCATCCCGGCGGGTGTAAATGCTCGGCTAACGGTGGTGGCCGTGACACCAGAAGCGCGAGCCTCCAGCCATTGCGCGCGATCCGTAGACCGAACAACAAAACGGTCAACCTCAATCACAGCAGAAACCACCCAACCAACAACGCACCCACACACACAGCCGCCAACACACCAGCAACCAACGCAAGAATGTAATCCCGCAAATGCTCTCTACTATTAAAACTATTCTTGAACCTCTGCCACCACATAATGTGTTCTCCTTTCGTGACACCCAGACTCTACACACCACCAGGTACAACGTCAACAAAAAAAGAAGAGGCCCCGAGTCGAAGAGGCAGACGACTCGGGGCAGCGCAGTGGGGGAAAGGAATACCCGGCGCACTCAAATCATAGCAAAAAAAACTTTGAGAAAAGTTGCCAAATAAGTTGACAAGGTGGTGCAAATCACTAAACTTATATATATAGGGCAAAGCAGATAGCCCCAAACGAAAGGGAAACCATGAACACCAAAACAGTCTCCGTAGAATTCGCTTCACGCTTTCACATCATCAACACTCGCGAATATCGCGGCTACATCATTTCAAAAGCTGTAGGCAAATACACAGGCACGCAGGTTTTTATGTTTGCACTCGATGACTACCTCTATGTTGGGAATGCAGGATACTGCGCCAAGACCCTCAAGCAAGCAAAGGTAATGATTGACTACGTCATTGACGAGCACGTTGCCGCTTAGTCCGCAAACAAAGAAATCCCCCAGACTCAACACCTGGGGGATTTTCTTATGAGCGCAATTTACTGACAACCCTCACACTGAGCAGCTTCAGCCGGATCAACAGGGCACGCAACCCCGCCAACCATGTCCACCTCGTTCACTCGGAAGCGTCAGGAACAAACTTGAAAGCAACAATCGAACCAGCCACAGCCACGATGCTCGCCGCAATCGAACCAATCGTAGCGGCCACTGAAGGCTCAATAACGCCTTGGGTAATCAACACTGGGAGAACAACGCCGAGCAGACCATTCAGGGCGATAACGACCCCGTAGATGCTCTTTCTGGTAGTAGTGCTAAGTAGTTTCTTCATTTCATTTTCTCCCTAAGGTGTTGTGTTTGTTTGATATAGACGGTCAAAAAGTGCGAGGCCGAAACCGACCAGGGCGAGAATACCCACCAAAATTGTGATCCAATGAACCTTCGGGCCACGCTGACTCTCCAAAACCGCAATCTTAGACTCAAGCTCAGCGATCCGTTTATAGTGACCGTCACTCTCGTCACGCAATCTTTCAAGTGCTTGCATCATGGCATCCTGTTTCGCTTCAAGCCGGGAACAGGCGACAAGAACATCGGTCAGAGTTGGTGCAGCCATGACTTATGAACTCATACGCTTAGCGACATCATCATTCACCGTCTTGGGAATGGCCGCAAAATCATCCTTCAAGCTTGCATCAACAGCCGCCGCAATCTCAGCCGGTGTAACACCACCGCCAGAAATCGTGTCAACCTTCGACCAGGTGCCGCCCTCCTTCAACGCATTGAACGCAGAAGCCGGAACACCCATAGCACCACAAAACGAAACCAGATCAGAAGTCTTCGCGTGCATCTTCGGTGTGCCGAACTGCCATGCAACATGGATGGCCTCACTGGCAGAAACCCAGTGGATAAACTCAGCCCCGACAAGATAGGTGCGTCCCTTAGACGTGTCTCCTACATATTTCATTTCGTCATCTCCGCTATCGGTTGGTTCATTTGTAAAGTATTCCCATTGGCGAACAACTTTGCCCTGCGGGTTTACGAGATCCCAGTGAATGTGTGGCCCGGTGCTCGAGCCGGTGTTTCCGCTAAACCCAATGGTATCACCCGGCCCATAAACGCCAGGCGAGACAAACGCAGACAAGTGCATAAACTGATCATAAAAACCAGTCTCAGCCCCATCATCACCAATGTGGTAAAAGTCCACCGCATTACCCGCTGACGAATTAGACCAATTACGGACGCGGCCTTTTGTAGGCGCAATGACCGGCGACCCGGTTCGCACAGCAAAATCCACACCGCCGCGAGAACCACGCGCTAAATGCTCGTCAAACGAACAAGGCATGGTTGAGCACGGCTCAGAAATCGGATACCCGGCAGCACCCAGCGAATCATAGTAGCGCATGTGCGTTAGACGCTCAGAGGCTTCAGGAACTCGACTACCGTGACGACGGATGTCATTGCCAAGTTACCACCGCTGTCTTGGTTGAAAGACGCAATAATATAATCCGTTGTCCCATTCATAGAAGTTACAAAACTGCCTCCGGTTGGCGTTACCGAGCCACCACCAATTGCAGCCACACTCCGCGAGTAAGATCGCGCAGTGTTTTTAAAAATGTTTGTGTTTCGCGTGCCACTAGAGTTTGAAGCAAATACCGCATCAGACGAAATCCGATAGAGACCCGCAACTGTCGGAATAATGCGTTGAGTATTTGTGGCCGCCGAATGCCAACCCAACGGGTCAATGTTCTCAGTGTAAAGATTACCCGTCGCACCCGCATCCGCCTGAACACCGTTGGTGGTCGTAAACGAACCACAAGTACCCATAAACACGGCACTACCCGGAACCGGGTACCAGCCCGCAGCACTTGCGCCCGAGGGGTTCGTTGATACGTTGTAGAGTTCGTAGTACTGCCAGACAGTTCCTGAGTCATTCAAAAAAGACATCATGCCCTGAGAAGGCGCAGCAAGAGCCGTCGTGCGCGCCGCAGAAGAAGCAAACACCATCGTGGACTGATCCACCGCGTAACCCTGCAAGTTTGCGGCGGTCAGCACCTCACCCGAAGCAAAAAGCTTGTAACCGAGTCCAGCCATGTTTATACTCCCAAAATTCCCGTATCAAGTTTGCCCTGCACCAGGTCATCCAAAATCAACGAACCGTACCCGAGCGCGTAATCTAATGATACCGTAGCCGTGAACAGCCCCGGCGTAGCATCATACCTAACACCGCTAATCAGCAACGCAGGAATGTTTATCGGATCAGTCGTCCCCACAGTCCCAGGAGGCAACCAATACGCGGCAGTCAAATAGCCAATGTCAATCGTCCGAAAGTTAAGCCTTGGTTTTGTTCTATCTTGAATGATGGCATCACTCGGTACAAACAAATCAAAGTTTTCCAAATTGTAAGTAACCTGACGAGGGATAAACGCAGGTTCACCATACAGCCCCACAATGCCATCAGCCACAGACTGCATTTGAGTTGAAGATGCAATCAACACATCATACGAAGCAGGTCGCTGACCGTACTGGGTAACCGACGCAGTATCAGAAGCCGTCGCCGTCGCCGGCACACTGTCATTTGTCAACGTCACCGTGTTAAACATTCGGTCAAACGAATAATCAAACGTGACATCACTTGTCGTGCTGTTTACATCGCCCACAGCATTCGTGACGCGGATCTCGCTGAACACTGACACAGCGTTGCGAGACTCAAAGGTCAACGTGCCCAAACGATCCATGTAAAACTGGCCGAACTCAGACTGGGCAACCTTCGTCAAATACTCCAACGCAGAAACATCCGTAATCGTCTCCGCCGCCAACGTCGAGTAACCGTTATCCACTGCCTGACTGGAAACAGGCCAACCAATGTTCGCCAACACGCGCCGAACTCGAGCACCCGACAACTCCGCCGGAGCACTAATAGACGTAATAATTTTGCTACCCAAATAACTGAAAGCGTCAATGACATTGACAGTCACCGTGGCATCACCGTCCAAGGTGTAATCGTAAGTCCACGAATCAACAAAGCCCGAAAAGACCGTGGCCGTAGACGAACCCTGAGACAGAAACAACGAAAACGCGCGACCAGGATAAAGTTCCCCATACAACGGGGACGACGTGTTCACCGGGTCAAGCAACCGATCACGGTTATCAAAAACAACCGTTGCAGAACCCGCGCTGAAATTGTCAAAAAACGAGTTACGGCCACGACCCCAAGAAGCTGACCGAACCTTCGCCGCGATAGACGTTTGCAAATAACCGAGAACACCAGTGTCTAGTTGGTCAGTGCCTAACGTAAAACCCGTTGTAGTTTCAAGGGCAGCCGTAACATTCAAATCGAGCATTAGGCCCCCGCAAAAACAGGGCCGGAAGCCTTCTCATAGCGTTTGATGTAAGCCACAATCTGCTGACCGATAACCTGCGGATCACCAACACCCGCCTGGACGTTGATGTTGTACGTTGCTCCGCCGCCCATATTGCCCAAACGATCCAACGGAATAATAGCCTCCGGCCCCGCCTCACCCACCAGGCCAACCATCGGCCCCATCACAATTCCACCTTCAGCAAAAGGCATAGGGCCACGAGGACGCGTAGGGAGACGTTGCCCCGTAGGATTCCCCAAACCCTGTGTATCCATTGTGTTCATTGCATTACCAATAACCTCATTGCCGCCAAAGTCCACCTTGGCAATTTGGCCAATAGACGCACCAAGAAGATCCAGCACACCAATAACCATGTTGATTCCGTCAATAATGCCGTTGACAAAACCCTCAGCGGCGTTCAAAATGCCGCCAAACAACACCTGAAAACCGCCAGCCCAAGAAGCCATCAGCTCATTCCAGTTAGACACCACCCAAGTTGTCAACGCAATCACACCAGCAATCGCCATAATGATCGCCCCAACAGGGTTAGCTGACATCACCGCATTCAAAACAACCATCGCCGCCGTTACAGCACCCAACCCGACAACAATGCCGTTCCAAATTTCCGGGTTATCTGCAACCCAACCAGAGAACGCAAAGAACGCTTCAATCAGGTCAATAGCGAAATCGCCAACCTTCGCAAAAGCCTCCTCAAGTTGAGGGCCATGCTCTTCAATGAACTCCTGAATTTTCTCAACAAACAAATTGAACGCTGGCAAAAGATAAACGCCAATCTGCTCCTGCAAATTCTGAACATTCTGCTGCAACACAGCAAACGGATCAGCCGCCGCCTTAGCCGCACCCGCATAAGTAGTCCCCAACGTTTGAATCAGATAATCCTGCGCCTCAATCTCACCACTCGTCGCAAGAGTCTCCTCATAAATTTGCTTCTGAGCATCCGACAAAACAATCCCGGCACGCGTCAACTTAGACATCGCCGTCTCTTCGTCGCCAGCAACCTTCACAAAAATCTGACCAATAGCGGTCACATCCTTGCCCGTACCAGCAGCAACATCCGCAACAACCTTAACCATGTTGGTCAGGCCATCAACACCCTTACCCGCCAACTCCGGCACAGCCATCCAGCCACGCACAATCGAGTTTAGAATCTCGTCATCAATACCCGTCAGGTTAGACAAGCTTTGCGTGTACTTCATAATCTCATCGGTAGACTTTTTTACCTCCGCAGCAGTATCACCAAACACACCCGAGTTCTTCGCAATCTGTTGCAAAGACTTAGACACCGATTCACTCTCAGCGGCAGCCCTCAAAGACTGATAACCAAACGCAGCCGCACCCGCAGCCACAGCCGCAAACGCAGCAACACCCGCAGCCGCGAAACCACCCGCGGCTTTGCCCAGCCGATCCAAACCAGATTGTGCCTGGCCAATGCCCTTAGCATCAAACTTAGAGAAAATATTAAGACTAATAGGCATTAGCGGTCCATCTCATTAGTAACCATACGCTCGAACTTGTTAACAACCATTTGAGCCGCCCGATTCAACAAAGGCCGTTGCGCCCAAAAATACTTCCACGCTATACGGTTACCACCCTTACCCTTCAACGGGCCAAACTTTTGCACCATCATGGCAATAAAATGCGTACCTTGAGGCGTGTTGCCCGAAGAGCCTTTACTTCCAGCAGACTCCGCAGCAATGTAACCAGGCGCACCCTTCGGTGAATCGACCTTGATGGCCAACAGCGGGGTCACATCACGCTGACGAGACCGAGCCATCGAAATAGACACTCGAGCCTTAGCGCCCTGCCAAATTAGCGAACGAGGCGTATACCCGCCCATGCCGGACAGCGGCGGAGTCACCTGAATACGCGACTGAATAGTACTCGCCATATCCTTAGCCGTCCCGCGCAACTCCTTGCGGAACTGAGTCACAAGTTGGGGATCAATCTCTTTGAGTTTGGCAAGCATCTCACGCACACCCTCAGCGCGAACATCATACTTAATCATCAAAGACTCCCTAACCCAAGTTTACCGCCTACCGCTTAGGGTTATGCTTAGCAATCAAATAGCGTTCCATCGTCCACAACATTCGCGGCGACAACTGCACAAGCTCCCGAGGACTAATGCCCGTCTCGCACGCAATCACCGCAAGATTCCAATGAACCGACGATGCGCCGAGACCCGCTATTTTTTTACTGTCGGAACCTCAACGCCAGCAATCGTTTCAGCGTAAGCCTCAAACTCGAGTGCCGTGGCCTTCGTCCGCGTCTCAGCCTTCCACGCAATGAACACCAGCCAAGACAGGCGCACACCCTTCTGGAAGTCGGCAACACTCTTGTCAAACTTGTCCTCAAACGCCATGAGGTCAGAGACAATAGCCGTCACTTCACGGCTCGTTCCATCAACGAAAGTGATGAGTAGGTTTATAGGATTCATGGTTACGCAGTCGCCCTGGTAATGCCAGCAGTGCCGGAACCAAGAGGCCACGTCAAGTCGCGAGTGGCCAGATCTCCAACGCTTCCGCTAATCGGGTTTACCTGCGACACCAGGAAAACACCGGTGTAAGAAGGATTTGTGGCCGAGACACTTCCCGACGTGGGGCGAACAACAACCGTAGCGTTACTGCCGTAAAGGTTGTAAATCGTCGAGTCAACCGCTTCAGAACCAGACGACCCAAAATCGTTGTGGAAAGAAAGCGTGATGCTGGCATCCTTTAGACCACCGACACGAGTGCGGAAACCTGAACCGCCGAAGGCCGTGGTCTCCACCTCATCGGCTGACAAATCCAGAGCCACGCTGGCGAGGTGATCGCTGAAGTCCACACCATTTATGGACGTGGTAACGCTGGTCAATACGAACTTACCCATTTTTTATTTCTCCATTATTCTGCGTAGACCTGAACTGCGAAATCTGCGGCGAGATATGTTTGCTCACCTAAGTTTAGCGCACCAAGCGTGCTCATTTCAGAAAGGCGCACATCAAAAGCCGCCCCACCAAGTTGCCGGTCTGACTGCACCGCCGTCTTTATCGAACGCTCACCATTGCCAGCATACGCGTCCAGTTTGCGCTGTGCGTCCCGTTCAGCCACCCGGCCAACAATTAGTGTCACCGTAAAGTTATAGAGCGTCATGCCCCGGTTAAAGTCCAAATCGTAGGAGACGTTATTGAGTGCGATTACCGCGATAGGTGGTGATGGGTTATCCGGAATCTCCGCAGCAACACGCAACCCCGAAATCGTGGCAATGTTCGCAGCCAACCCGGCACGAATCTCAGCAATAGCCACTAGCCGGCACTCACCTTACGGAACGGGGCCACTAGAGCCTCCACATCCGGGTCAAACCGTCCCACACGCATCGAACCCAAGTCGTTGCTGATCATGCCAAGAGGCGCATCAAGCCGCTTGAACAAACGCATGGCAAGAATCACCGTCGCCTGACGAATAGCCGCCGGAACAGCAGACCAACCAAACACACCCACCACCTGAATGAGAGCCTCAAGTTCGTAAAACGTACCAACCGAGAACGACGGCATAAGATAATTGCCCGTCGCACGAATTCGAGTGAACGGCGTAACAAGACCACCGGCGACACCGTTCAACGGCTCGAGCTGGTAATCGCTCGTCGCCCAGGTGATGTCATAAGTCACACCGTCGCTGGAACTCTTTAGAGTCGTCACAGAGATAATGTCGTCGGTGGTCACTGTGTAAATGTTTGTCGGCGCGTAAACGCGTGTGCCCGTTGTGCTGTAAAAGAGTCGCTCACAGTAGCCGTCAATTTCGCGGCTGGCCGACTCGATGGCCAACTCGAGCAACGAGTCGTCAATGGAATCCTGCACGCGCAACGCCGCCTTCAAATCGGCAAGCGTGCAATATCCATTAGTGATGGCCATGCTTCTAGTTTACCGCGTCACACCATAAAAATAGAGGTCACACGACTCAGCGTTGAACTCAAAACCAAAATCAGCAAACATGGTCGGCAAATCAAAGCAGTCCCGGAAATCCTGCTCAGTCAAGTTCATGTAGTAATCATGCGTCGCCGGCGAATCGCCAGGATGTGCGCTGTGAGTCCCATGCTCAGCGCGACCCGTCGAAGCGCAAGTGAAAAACACATACTTGCCAGACATTCGCGCCATGTTCGCAAACGTCGCCACCCACTCCGAATTGTGCTCGAAGCACTCCGCCGACACCACAACATCAAACCAGTTATCAACATAATCGAGTGACTGCCCGGCACACACGCGATCCACGCCCGGCCCCTCCACCAGGTCAACGCCGATATATTCTTTCGCGTCAAAGAAATCGCGCACCGTCCCGTTAATATTCAGACTGCCAACCTCGAGCACGCTCACACCAGTAAACGCATCCGGGAAACTCTCCCGCATATTCTCAAAAAACACTCTTTGCTCATCATGTGCCATCACTTGCCCCAATCGTTAGCGCGTCGAATCTTCAAAGACCATTGCCCCGCAGTCACATCCCCACGGTCAACCTTCCTCACAAAATAAACCTCATTAGCGTTATAAGTTCGCGCGTTCTGTGCAACCCACTCAGTAGCGTGAACCGTCCCCTGTTTGACATGAGTGTGTGGCGCAGTGACTTGCCTAATGGCAACACCTGCAACTTCACACCGTCGCTGGTAGTCGTCGTCCTCAAAATTGGCGGGGTAAAGGTTCTCGTCGAACAAACCGACCTTTTCGACGACGTTCTCACCAACACCAAAAAACTGATAGTGCGGCCACTCATCGCTTAGCGTCAACCCGTCCGGCGAACACTCCGCAGCAAAGCCCTCCAACGCACCAGGCTGAAACACCACATCATCACTCACAACCATCCACCACGGTGCAAACGGGCTGAGCTTCACACCCAAATTCCATGATCCGGCACACCCAAGATTTGCTGGCATATTCAACACCCGATAATCCGCTACACAATCCGGAATCGAATTAGTGCCCTTAAAGTTCGCGCTCGGGTGATTGTTCACAATGATGAGCAACCCAACCGGGTAGTCAATGCTTTTTAGCATTTGAGTGAGCAGGTCATGCCTGGTCAACGTGGGCACGATCATGCTAGGAATCATTACGACCCCTAAACCAAAACGCAGGGCCATCCAACACCGCAGCCGGTAAGTCGGGCAAGTCAGCCAACTGAGTCATCGGGTTGCCGTTCTCCACAGCCAAACCCTCCAGCCAACACTTCTCCACCCAGTCGTCCATGTTCTCACGCACCAATTCCTGATGTGAGAAGTTGCGCCATTTTGTTTGCAAATCCTCGAGACTCAGAAACGATGAGAAGTGCCAACCGCCACGAATTTCCGGCAGACCTTGCCGTGTCTGAATCAGCTCCACAACATCCTTGCCCTTGAAGTGTTGCAGCGCGCCCGAAATTGAAGCCCACTCCACTTGCTGAAACCACCGGGCAGACATCTGATATTTGGTTATGTTCCAAACCGACAACTCGGGCCGTATCAGCTCAGTGACCAGGAACTCGTCAACATCGCACACGGCCACGAGAGCATCATCCGGCAACCCGAGACTCAGCAGGTACGCGAACGCCTCACGTCGAAACGCATACTCATTCGCCCACGGGTTCGGATCAGTGCCGCCCTCCACGACGTAATGCAACACGTCCTCAAGGCCACTCAAATCAGACACCGGTTTGTCCAACCCAGTGAACGAACGTGTGGACTCATACACAATCGTCAAATCGGCCTCCATGTGTTGCATACGCGCTTGCAACATTTCAGCCTCACCCGAATACGAAACAAAATCAACTAGCAAAATACTCCCTCAAGAAAGGCAACCAACCCCACTTCCAAACCCTTTCAGCGTCGAACTGAGACGCGAAATCACGGGCAACCTTAGACGGGCCACGGTCAGCCTTATACGCCTCCACAAGAGCGTTATAAATCGAATCAACAAGCGGGATAGACCACCACGCCTTCTGAGGTTCATCCCAAAACGGAACACCCTGCAACAACCAACCATCCTCGGCCACCAGGTCAGCACTCGCCGCCCATCCCGACGCGATCACACGCGTCCCGCACGCCTGAGCCTCGATGACAGGGATGCCAAAACCTTCCCCATACGAAGGGTTAGCCAACACGTCAAACGCGCTATAAAGGGCAGCCATGTCTTCCTGTGAGTAGCCTTTACGCAAACGGTCACGCTCCGGAAAAATAATTGACTCCGGCGGAACACCACAAGCTTGCAACAAAACGGGCAAGTCAAACCCGCCCATAATCCCCGAAGGCTCGGTGTGAATGTACAGTTTCGACTTTGGGTAAGACTTCAGAAAAATAGACCACGCCAAGATGAGCTCGCTGTAAGCCTTCCGGTGAATCAGCCCGTTAGCCTTATTCGCGCTGACGACGCCCACCAGGAACTCGTCAGGCTTCACCCCAAGATAGTCGCGTGCTTTCACCCCGTCACTCATCGTCTCGCGTGGCTTAAACGTCTTGGTGCAAATTGCGTGAGGGATATAAGTGCTGGCGATTCCTGCCGCTTCAAGTTGGCGTTGCCCATGCGGTGACATTGTGACAGGTGTCACGTTGGCTCTTAACAGCCATTTTGCACAGGCTGGCGGCAACGACTGGTGATCAAGCGGAACCCACGAAATAAACTTTGTCGGGAAATCGTTGCGCGGCGGAACATCGTTATACACCCACACGTCATAGAGCGTGAAACACGCATCAGGCACGCCCGGATTCTGCCCCACAAAATCCTCATGCCACGGCTGGATAACGTCGTCCGAATACTGTTTGAACCCGCGAGGGTAATGAGGAATCTTCTTCCCAGCAAACTCAAGCTCACCAGCAACACCCTCAAGCCCGTAATTACTCAGTGCCGCCACCTTAATACCGTGGCGCACCATCCGCTCCACCAACATTGCACCCTGTTGCCCGTAACCTGTCGGCTGTCCGGGCGAATTAGACACGAAAGAAATAAGGCCGTCAATTTGTTCGTAGGTCATGGCAAAAGTTTAGCCCGAAAAATGTCTAAAAAAGTTTGCAAAATAAGTTGACACGCGCCGTCAAATTGCTAGAATTATATATATAGGGCAAGGCAGAAGCCCTCCAACGAAAGGGAACAAAATGGAAATCTGGTTCACAACCGCTAAGAATGGCAAAGCCTCAGCTTGGTACTTCAACATGAACGCTCGCCGCTCGTTTCGCCTCCCAATGGAAACCGCTGAGTTCATGATTGCCACCGGCGAGGCCGTACAGATCGCAAAGCCTTTCCACCGCAACTAAACACAGACAAAGAAATCCCCCGGCGAACCTACAACGCCGGGGGATTTCAGTTTTTACAACCGCTTAGGCAGTACCACCACGGAAGTGAACAACGCTGGCAGCACCAAGACCAGAGTCCCCGCGCCACGTCACACGGAACGTAGTAACGTCCTGGTTGAACGCGTAGTCAGTCGAAGTTGCAACCTGAATACCGCCAGCCTGACGAACAATGAAGTCGTCAAGCTTTCCGTACACGATTGACTTCGAGGCGGCAGTTGCAGCAACAGCAGCCATCGAAGCGTTCTCGTGGATCACGTTGCCCATCAGGTAATCGCGGCCATCAACCGAAATTGAGGGTGCGAAAATGAAGTTACCTGCGGTGTCCTTGATCTTGCGAATTGCAGCGAGGGCAGTCGTGGAAACCATAAACCCGTACGATGCGCGGTTGTCACCGGCTACCGAGTAGGTCAGGTCAACAAGGTTCTCGTAGGTCGGGACACCGCCGGTTGCCGTACCGGTCACGGCCAGCGAGCTAGCCGTAACGATACCCGTAGGCTCAACAGTTCCCGTACCCGTAGTAAGTGCAGCACCAGCATCAAACGCGATTTCACGCGAAGAAATACGGGCAACCAAGTCGAGAAGGTTCACGCCACTGTCAGCGATAATCTCGTTGGACAGGCTAACCAGCGCACCGTACTTGTAAGCACCAAGGTTTAGCTGGCTGAGAGTCGGGTTCGACTCAGCAATCGCAGAACCAGCAGCGGTCAGTGCATACGTTCCCGCAGCCGTAACCTTCGGGATCTGAAGCGTGTTGCCACCAGTGGTGTTGATGATGGTGGACGTGCTAAACAGCGGGTTGCTGTTCTGCAGGAACTCGAACACCTGGTCGTAGAAAGCGTAAGGAACAACGCCAGAACCCGAAGTCGGGGTCAGGGCGGCGCGGAACTCGTGACCACGCATTTCGCCCATAGCAATGCTACGAAGAATCGCAGAATCGTCACGAGCCTCAACAGCAGGAACGAAACCGCGAGCGGCCTCGGCAACCTCAGCCTGACGCTCCTCAGAGCGGCGTGCTACGGAAATGCCGGTGTCAATGTCGGCAATACGAGCCTCAAGACGCTCAACGTGTCCAAGGTCGTCAACGGTAAGGCCACGGGCCTCAGACTCAGCCCGATCAAGGATGTCACGAACCTGAAAAATCAGGTTAGCGCGTTCCTCAGTCTGGCCCTTAATGAAATCACTCATTGTGAATACTCCAAAGGTAGAAAGGATTATGAACGGTAACCGCTGACGGAAAACCTAGCATCGCCGCTAACGGTCAAACGCATACCTTAAGAATACCAAACTCTCTACTCAGTAGAGCGAGGATTACAGGCTTTCCAGCAACTCCATGAGCGCAAGCTTCTTACGGTGCAACGCCAACTGATCAAGGCCGTTCTGCTCAGACATCGCCTCATCCATCGGCGCATCCTCAACCGGTGCTTCTTCTTCAGGAACCAAAGCGTCCAAAACCAACTCCATAACTTCCTTCTCAGCGTAAGTGATTGGCTCACCAGCGGCAACCTTGCCGAGCACCATGCTGAGCGCGTCATAATCAACGCCGACAGCCATAACAACATCTTCTAGTGACCGAACCTGCGCCGTGGAATTGGTGCTCGGGTAAGCGGGGAAGGCCACCCCCGTGGAAACTTCGAGCAAGCGCACAGATTTCAATGTTCGTTCCGTTCCATCAGCGTTCCAAGTGTCACCGTTTGGCGGCACAGTAAATCCAAAACTAAACCCAGTAACGTCACCGCGCTGAATAAGAACCTTCGCGTCCCGACCTGCCTGAGTGTCAGGCAAATCAGCCTCAATGCGCAAACCCAACTCATCTTCATAGAGTCGCAGCGTTTTGGAACGAGTAGATCCGAGAACCGTAGAAGAGTCGTGATTCCACAAAAGTTTGATGTCGTTCTTAGAGCGCAGCGAAAGCTTGAACGCTCCAGGCGCAATACGCTCCACGAACGGGAGCGGGGATGAGGCTTCGTTGAATCTCGCCGCATAGCCCGTGAGGGTCATGCCGTCAGCGGTTTCACGCACCTCAAAATCGTTTGTGAATACGCGGGTTTCAATTTTTGACACGGTACGTCCCTTAGATCGGTTAGTGTTCTCCGCCTCAATTCTACCAATTATATCCTCAGCATAGGAAAGCACCCTGCGCGCGCCAGCCTTGCCACCATCCGAACCCCACAACGCATGAGCAACAACACCCGCGCTCGGATAGTCTTCGTTGTCCGGGTCGGCACTTGGGGCATCAAGGTCAACTAGGTGGCGGGAAATCCACGCCGCAATCCGCACCCACTTATCCGCCGAAACCTGACCGGCAACCATATCCCGCGCCTCACGCACCGTTCGCCCCGTCAAACCATCCCCAGCAAGCCCCTCAGCGAACCACTCAAGCCCTTTACGTGCCGCGTCCACCATGTAAGCCGGTGGTGTCAAATCAACCGCCCTAGCCTCCGCACGAGAAGCCGGAACTTCATTAGGATGCAGTGCCGTAATACCGGCAGCGCGATAGGCCGCGCGTGCGCCCTCATCGTTATCCACCGCAACCATCACGTTATATGTTTCCATCAACCGCACCGCAGTCTCAGCCTTGAACTCATTACTTGTCAAAGACTCATCCGGGCGCATAATCAAATCATCAAAACGCACACCCGCATCAGTCAGCTCGGTAGCGGTGCGCTCACGATCTTCCTCGAGTCTGCCCGTCACCACAAAGATAGACGTGTCCGGGAAACTGTCAAGATAACTCAACAGTTCCTCATTGACTTTGTTGCCATCAATAAAAATTGTGCCGTCAATATCAGTCACCACAACCTGTGGCCCCGACTCATTACGCTCACCCAAAAACTCCACCTCCTCCGCCAACGAAATCGCCACCGCCTGATCAATCGCAGACTCCTTCGTTGTGTGGCAACCAAACACCTCATCGGAGTCAACAGCCATGACGGCCCAACCCGCACACTCAGCGGACTTATCAGTGATGTAATAAGGCATTATTCGCTCGTTATGTAAGTGCCGGAAATGTGAAAGTTGTCCGCAACATTCAACGTAATTGGAGAACCCTGCGCGAAAGCAACGTTAAAAGTAGTGTTGCCCTGAGCGTCCATAGACTCCAAACGCAACTGAGACTCCCCAGCAAAGACGTGACCGAAAATCGGGTACGTTCTCCCAGTGCTTATGTCGTGCAAACAACCCGCCGTCAACTCGTAAGCAAACGCGGCCGGGTAAGGCAAGTTCACATAGTATTGCCCCGAGCCAAAACTGGTGATGTTGTCAAAGTCAACTTGAATCTCAAAATGAACTAGCGAACCCATTTTCACAAAACTGCCGGTAAAAAGTGGTGGGCCGTTGAAAGTTGGTTGAGTTCCAAGCGTTCCACCCTCAACCGTAAACTCAGCCGGAGCGGGCCACACAAAATCAGGTGCAACACTAACCGTCGCCGTCGCCGCGCCCGAAGTCGTCACAGTCGCGGAAGCGGGTGGGATAACGTCAACGACAGCCGTGGAGGTCGTCACCGTTACAGTGGTCAACGTGTAACCTCGGGCGACACTAGAAAATTACCCTCAACAAGACGTGTGACAGTCGAACCGCTCACAAGCTCAAGATCGTAAACGTACTGACCGGAAGGTGTCGCGTCAATCGCAGCGGTTTGCGTAGCAGTCAAAGCCACAACAATAGTCCCAGCCGTCCCACCCAACGTGATACCAGTACCAGAAGTCAGGTTGACAATGGCCGAACCGCCATCAAAACCATCACGCACCTGCATCCGCGCCGAATACCCCGACAAGTTCACAGGTGTCCCGCCAGTCTGCCACGTCAACGTGTAATCAAAAGACGCGCCCTGATAGCACGACATATCTAAACGGCCCGGTGCTTGCATCACTTCACCTCGTAAACAGCAGTTGGGTCTGTTTGGTCAATCTGCGCCACCGGTTGCAACTGGCTCGATGGTAGGCCCGTGTGGGCAATCTCGCCAAGACCGACAGCCGCCAACGACTCCGCCGGGTCGAAGCCGGACAACACAAGCACGTTGACCATTCTGACTCTTTTCTCCTCGGCGGTGAGAGCCTGATCCGTAATCGTCACGTTAGCCAACGGCACTCGAACGGTATCGGCGGCCTCGGATTCCACGGGCAACATATCTTCCATTCGTCGCACGTCATTTATGCTTAAGTAGCCCGCTTGTAGTCCCGACGAATACGCGGCAGTACGCGCCTGAATGTTCGCACGAAGCAACGCATCCATGTTGAACTTCACATAAGCGTTCTCACCACCAGGCGAACGCCTCATAAGCGGTGAAATGGCTTGCTCAATTTTTGCCACCATCGGCTGAATAGTCGAAGTCAAAAACGCCCGGTTGTTTTCCTCAACGCTTGCATAGGCCATCGTGCCCGGAAGCCCGAGCAGGTGCGGTGGAATGTTCAAGGCGCGCGCCACATCCTCAACAGCAAAACGGCGTGAGTCAATCAGGCTCGACTGTTGCGGATCAATCTGAGTCGGCTTGAATTGTGCGCCGCCCGAAAGCACGCCAGTACGGTTAGACCGCGACCAACCCGAGTGCCGTGAGTCAAACCCAGACCGCAAATTGTCAGCTTGTTCCTGCGTAAGGTTGCCGGGGAACTCAATAACGCCGGCAAGGTTAGTTCCCGACCCAAAGAAGGTTGCCGCGAACTTCTCGAGAGCAAGCGCAAGACCAAAGTTTTCTTTCAACGCAGTCACCCGCGAAACACCACGCACCTGACCAGGACGCAACAGATCCGGGATATAAAGAATCTCATCGCTCGTCAACGGTTGTTCTTCGCCCACAACATTGAACTGGAGTCGGCCAATACCGTTGCGAACAATCTGCACACTCGTCGGGTTCAACACAACAAGGTTGACAACCTCGCCCCGCCGGTTCGAGTACACGCGAATAAACGCATTGCCATCAAGTAGCAGACTCGTCACCACCGACGAATAAAACGCTTGGCGTGGCAGGTCAACATCAGGCTGATCCACCCACGACGGCTTAGGCCGAAACGGAAACCGCGCCCCATCACGATTCACAAAACAGTCAACCGGCAACGTCGAAACCAAATCGCTGATAAGACTGACACCGCTGAAAATCGCGTTGACCTGAAACACCGTGTCATTGTTCACAACAGTGCCAGCAAGGTTGTTCAACTCAACCATGTCGCCCGAAGCCCACATGGTTTGATACGAGATATTGCGCTGCTCGAACAGACGATTGAACAACATTATTTACTCATTCCAAAAGCGAACCCGACAAGCACCAAACACGCGCCACCAACAATCAAACCGGCGGGCAAGAAAACCAGCGAGACACCAGCGGTGATAACAATCAGCCCGGCAATCTGCGCGACCATTGAAAAAAGTTTCATAAACCTATCCGTAAAATTGTGGAACCGGTGACTCTAGTTTACCGGATGCCCGGTCATAAGCCATGAGCAAGGCAATCGCAAGGTCAATCTTCAAACGCGGGTTACGGTAATCCTTCGTCAACCTCGAGCCGCCTTTGCTGTCCATCTTCAGTATGCAATTGTCGATATGCCGTTGAATCGCCCCATCCCCATCGTGACGAATCTTTCCTGCCATGATCCCCTCATAAAGTTTCGCCGTAGCAGGAACAAGACGATTCAAAGTTTGCGGATACTCAACAACCGGCAACCCGGCTTGCGCCCACTGGTAAGCCTCGTCCTGCCAAAACGAAACATCGGCCACAATCTCAATACAGCCCGGATTGTCTCGCACAAAATCCATGACAGTATTCACCACAAGTTGTTTGTCCACCACCCAACTGTCGTCGTCGGTCATCTCGCGTTCCCACGAGGCCACACGCATCACGCGGTAAACGTCATCCTCAAAGCGCGGCTTGATAATCGCCACCACCGCTGTGCAGTCATTCTTCCACGAACCATCGAAGCCCAGCACATACTCGTCATCCGGCTCGAGACGCACGCCATCCTCAGCCAGGTTCTCCCAAGCACCAGGCGGAAGCCATGCTTGCTTGACCGACGTAAACTGATTCAATCTTTTGGTTCTAAATTCTGCCTCAGGGGTGGTCAGCACCGCGCTCGCAAAATCCTTCTCAGCAACCAGGTCATCAAAGCCCGGATTAGCCAACCGCCACGCTTCCGGATCATCATGCTTCAACCGTTCTGGGGCCTCCCACCACGCCATGAAAAAAGACGGGTCAACAACCTCGCCACTTGCCACCTTCTTTCCGTATTGGTAAAGCTGATACGCGACAGACTCACCGCCGGTCACATCGTTCTTCAAACCCGCCGTCGTCACGGCCACGAGCTGCGCCAGACCGCCTCTGTTGCCCATCGCCAAACTCATAACATCAAACAATGATCTATCTCGGTGAGCGTGCAATTCGTCAATAACGACGCGGCTCGGATTAAGGCCCTCGGCCGAGAAACTCTCACTAGCGATAACCCGCAAAACTGATTGCGTTGCAGGAACATAAAGTGAGTCGCGGTAGACCTGCACCTCGCGCGAGAGTTCGGACTGCTCGACCATGCGCCTTGCCTCTCCGTAAATGATTCTGGCTTGCTCTTTTGTTGCCGCGCAGGTTATGACTTCTGCCCCAGAAACTTGTTCAGCGATTAGTGAATACAAAGCAATGGCCGCACTTGCCAGCGCGCTTTTACCGTTCTTCCTGCTAACACCGACGAGCGCCGTTCTCGCGACATAGCCTCCAGCCTCATCTCTCGCGTACAAATGGCGCAACAACTCCTTCTGCCAATCACGCAAACGCAACGCCTCACCAGCCCGACCAGCAATACCATCCTTACCAATCGAACCAAACAACTCAGCAAACCGCACAGCCTTCCAGCCATCACTACGCGCCAAAGCGTCAGCACTAACAGGCGTAAGAAAAGCCGGTGGCCAACTACTCACCATCAGGTCGCTTCATTGCCATCAGCTCCTCGAGCTTTGACATCTTTTGCACCTCGGCCACGCCCAACTTCATGCGATCAGTCGGCGTGAAACCCAAGATAGAAAGATTAGAACGAATTGACTTCTCTAACTCTCGCAACGCAGCACGCTCACGCCACGCCTCAGCATCAGACATCACCAACTCACGCAACACATCGCGTTCATCAAGTTGCTCACACAAAATCTGCAACACGTCAATGTCAGTCGAAAGCGAAAGCCAGACCCTGCCCATGCTCCAAATACGTTTCCACAACTCAAGACCAGACGGCCCCAACCTGCGCAACGGTTCAGGCATCACCTCAACCTCCGGCACAAACGTCACAGACTCGCCGGGCTGATAATGACGAGAACCAATCAACCGCTTCGTCTCGGCGGGCTTACCAGGATTAACCATTTACAAACTCCAAACTATCGCTCTTCCGAATGTTACAAATCCAATGCGCCAAACGCACATTGTCTAACAAATCCAAACCACCTTTAGAAATCGGCACAACATGATCTAGCGTTGCACCCATTCGTGAAGTACGAGGCAAAGACAAATTCACATCATCCCCGCAAATATGACACACGCCCAAATCACGTTCCGCAATTTCATCAAACCTAATCTGCGCATCAGTCTTAGCGCTCTGCCTCTTATCCGATTTGTTCTTGTTTCGCCGGCGCAAAGCCTGAGTCCTGCAATGCGGGTGATAAGCCTTCGTGCCCGTATAAGAAAACGGCACTTCCATATCCGAGTTACACCACCCACACGTTTTCATTCTGGTTAACGGCTTCTCAATCAAAGCTGCTTGAACGCGTTGGTACTCGCGCGAACGAATCTGCCCACCAACCTTTGAGCAATCCGCCGAGCAAAACAATTTTTTCTTTCCGTAAAGAAATTGCGATCCGCAAATTTTGCAGTTACCAAAAATTTTTCCGCCGCGCTTTTGCTTGTTCCCCAAATAAGCGCATTTGTTCGAGCACCAAATTTTAGGAGCACCAGTGTTTGCGCTTAAAAATTCCAAAGCGCACCATTTGCATTTTGAGACTTTTTGCATAGTTCCAGTCTTACACATAAAAAATTGGCAAACGCAAGAAACACGTTTCAAGCGTATAGGCGTGTTTTTGTGAGGCTGCGGGGTGAGGAAGCGCGTTATTGCAGGAAAAAACCTACCCCCCGTTGATGCCGGATAGGGGGTAGGCGTGTGGTCGTGGCTGTTTAGAGTGGTTTGTTGCCTCTTGCTTGGTTGCATGACCGGTGGGCTGGTGCGAGTGGTGACTGGTCGCCTAGGTGGGGGTATAGGTGGTCTGCCTCCCAGGGGTCGTTTGCTTTGTAGCCTTCTTTGCAGATGTGGCATTGTGTTGCGTTTGCTTTTACTATCGG